TATTAGTCAGAGACCATATCTCGACTACCTATGATATTACTATTATAGACGAGAGTGAGCGAGTATCTACGCTTTCTAATGTGGTTGGGACATACGCCAACCAACGTCTCACTTTTGATATATCTCACGACTTTTCAGAGAAGTCTTTTTACTTAATGAAAATAAAGGTAGCTACAACAAGCGGTGGAGATTATGCATCATCGGACTACTCATCTTCAGACTACTCAATAGCAATAGGAACATTAAACGAGATATACAGAGGGAAGTTATTTACAACAGACGCAACAGATTTAGAGAAGTATGAATCTATAAGCTATAAAGAAAGAGAGACTACTAATAGATTTATAGTAAGAAAATAATATATATGTCAAAAAGAAGGAATTATATACCACAAACAAAAAAGGCAGACTATTCTGTTAGCGTAGTCGAGATGTCGTCTTATGTTAAGCCTGAGATAGTAGAAAATGCCTTAGATACTGAGGAGTGGGTAACATACGGAGAGGATAACAACTACTTTACCTATGTGAATGATAGATATTACGGAAGCCCAACCTCTAACGCTATCATTAACGGAATGACTGAAATGATTTATGGAGGTGGACTTAAGGTTGAGGAAGGTAGTGACCTAGACCAAGATAAACTCTCTGAGATGTTTGACGAGGATTCTGTAATGAATATATGTGCAGACTTTAAGAGGCAAGGGAACGCTAGTTTTGAGGTGTTGAGATTAAAAGGTGGCGGTTTTAGTATAAACCATCTACCTGTAGAGTCTTTAAGGGCTAATAAAGTAGATAAAAACGGAGTAATTAAGGGGTATTGGTTTAGTAGCGATTGGGAAAAGTTCACAGATACGGGAGATGAAGATGTAAAACCTGTATTTATACCTAGCTTTGAGGCAAACCCAAGTGCTAATAAGAGTATATTCTACCTTAAAAACTATCAGCCAAACACATTTTACTACTCACCTCCCGACTATCAAGGGGCGTTACCTTATGCAGAACTAGAGGAAGAGATAGCAAATTACCATATCTCTAACGTAAAAAATGCTTTTGCACCTTCTGCAATCATTAATTACAACAACGGAGTACCTGACAAGGATACAAGAGATAGTATAGAGCGCAAGACTAAGGATAAATTTACAGGTAGCAGTAACGCAGGGAGGCTTTTAGTAGCTTTTAACGATAGTTCTGATAATGCAGTAACTATGGAGTCGTTTCAACTATCTGACGCACACAATCAATATGAGTTCTTGAGCGGAGAGGCTAGAAAGCAGTTGATGGTAGGTCATAGAGTTACTAGCCCTATGTTATTTGGTATTAAAGATAACACAGGATTAGGCAATAATGCGGAGGAGTTAGATACTGCATCTAGGCTTATGGATTCTACAGTCATAAGACCTAAACAAAATGCAATAATTAAGGCTTTTACTTCTGTTTTAGATTCTTATGGTGTAGATGTAGACTTATTCTTTGAAAACTTACAACCTTTAAGCGTAACGAGTGAGAACCAAGAAGAGACGACTATAACAGACTCTAATACTGATGAGATAGCGCAAGAGGTTAGCGATACTGAGGCGGTTGAGGATGTGTCAATGAGTATTGACCTAGACTTAGATAGTATTGCTGACGACCTTATAGGAAGGGGAGAGTCTGAAGATGATATATTAGAAGATTTTGAGTTATTTGATGTAGATTGGTCTGAGACTGATGAGAATGACGACATAGAGGCTAGATTAAATAGATTAGTTCAATTTTCAGCAAGTGATGATAGTAGTCAAGATGGTGATATATTTAAGGTAAGGTATCTATACAAGGCAACAGCTAAGAATAAGCCTAATGACCCCAATAACCATAGACCATTATGCTCTAAATTGCTTAGTGCGTCTTTAATATATAGGAAGGAAGATATAGTATCCTTGTCTAGTAAGGGCGGTGCTGAGTCTAAGGGGGAAAGATATTCGGTGTTTTTACATAAGGGGGGCGCACAATGCCAACACGGATGGGAGCGTAGAATATTTAGAAAGAGATTGAAAAAGGACGGCACATCTTGGGGAGGTGGTGCTATGAATGGAGTTACTAAAGCTAAGATTTATGACGCTATTAGAGGAGATGCGAAAGTATCACAAGCAGCAGACAAAAAGGCTCTGATAGCCCCTAGAGATACGTCTACAAAAGGATATAAAAGATAAGATATGTCAATAGTATTACTAATATCAGACAACGATGTAAAAGAGTTTACTAGCCTCAATGGAAATGTAGACCCTGATTTTATAATGCCTCAGATATTAACGGCTCAAGACGTAGAGATTGAGAGGTTGTTAGGCACTAAGCTAATCAACAAGTTAAAAGATGACATTGATACAAGCGTTTTAAGCGGCTTTTATGAGGTTTTGGTAGATAAGTATATTAAACCTTGTTTAGCGTGGTATACGCTAGCTTATTTAACCCCATTTCAAGCATATCAGATAAGTAATCAAGGGTTATACAAACATCAATCAGAATCATCTATAACTCCTGATAAAAGTGAGGTAGATTATATAAGAGAGAAAGCATCTTCTACGGCTGAACATTACGCTAACAGAATGATACGTTATATATGTGCCAATTCGACAGAATTTCCTGAATACAATGAGTTAGAGGAGGGCGGTAAATGGTCAGACAAAGGTAACCAATCTTTTGCGGGGATAAACTTATAATTATGAAGAGGCGGTACAAGGTGAAGGAGGAGAATCTAAAAAAGATTATAATGTACTTTAAGAAAGTAAACAAAACTGTTGACAAAAAAATAAAAAAGTAAATAATGGCATTAACAAAATCTCAAATACTAGCAGAAGTAAATAGCTTATTAGCTAGTGGAACAAATATAGAGGCGGTAGAACATAGGCAGACTATGGAGTCTATCATAGATAAGGCTTACGATGAGAATATAGATGGTGTGATTTTGGCAGCTGTGCCATCAGGAGGTTATGAATTAATATTCAGTAGAAATGGGGGTGCGGGTACACCGATAGAGATACCTTTAGATTTTATAAGCGCAGTTGTAACGGATGCAACACTAACGGGAGACGGCACAACGGGAACACCTTTAAGCGCGGTGCAGCAAGATATTAGCGGTATTGCAACAAACGCTGCTGACATAAGTAATAATACAACTGCAATAGGATTAAAGGCTGATAAAGCAACACTAACGCAAAGTGGTGGTAATGTCACAGGTAGTATAGATACAAGTGCTAACACCTTTACATTGACAGCAAGTGGAGGTGGTGGCGGTGGCGTTACTTCGGTAAATGGTGAGACAGGCATAGTTGTTTTAGATGGTACTGAAATCGAACTAGTGGAAAGCGGTGGAGTTTCAGTTACTCAGGCTATTACCGACTTAGGTAATGCTGACCTACAAGACATTACAGATAATGGCAACTTTACCACTCAACCAATTGTTGCTGCAAGTATTAATGGTGCTGCAATAACATCTTCAGGTAGTGGTGGTACTTTATACCTAGATGATAAAGGAGAATATACAGCTCCCCCAAGTGGTGGTGGTGGAGAGATAAACACAGCTTCAAATGTTGGTTCGGGGGAAGGTGTTTTTAAACAAAAAAATAATGTAGACCTACAATTTAAATCTCTTGAATCTAGCGGCAATGCATTAAGTGTGTCAAGTGATGCAAATTCTGTCACATACACTTTAAACGATGCATCATTTGCAACGGCTGCACAAGGCACAAAGGCAGACACCGCTTTACAGCCCGCAGCGATTGGAACAACAGTTCAAGCACATAGCGCAGTTTTAGATGCAACAACGGCAAGCTATACAACGGCAACAGAAGCGCAAATCATTTCCAATGGTGTGTCAATTGGTGAGTTAGATAATGATAAAGCAGAGAAACACGTTTTAATCAGAGCTATTACAGGTATTACAGACACACTTGTATTATCAGATGATGGTAAGTATTTAAGATACACAAATGCAGCAGCCGTAACAGCAACAGTTCCACCGAATGCAAGTGTAGCGTTTCCTAATGGAACTGTTATAACTATGCGTCAAGCAGGAGCAGGGCAAGTAACACTATCGGCAGGCGCAGGAGTAACATTAAACGGAAATTTAAAAACAGCAGAACAACACGCATCTATTCAGATTATGAAGGTAGATACAGATGTTTGGGATGTAACAGGAGGGGTAGCATAATGAGCAGACTACTAACAACGGGTATATTACAGCAAGCTAGGAATGCGGGAGCAGACCCTGATGCAAAAGCATTTATTGATGCAGCAGGAATTACAGACCCTACTCAAGTCCAAGCGGTAAACAATTTAGTGATTCAGCTAAAAGCAGACAGTATTTGGAGCAAAATGAAAGCCATTTATCCGATGGTAGGTGGAACTGCCTTTGCGCACAAGTGGAACTTAAAAGACCCTAGAGATTTAGATGCGGCTTTTAGATTAACGTTTAATGGTGGTTGGACACATTCAGCAACGGGAGCAAAAGGAAATGGAGTCGATGGATATTCAGAAACGCATTTTAACGCAAGAACGGAATTATCTAAAGACAATGTTGCAATGGGCTATTATTGCAGAACGTCAATAAGCAATAACACATCAGAGGCTCTGTTTGGCAACTATGGGGGCTCATCGGGTGATAATGGGTATTAC